GCAATAGCCTTCTAAGCTATCGGTCGTGGGTTCGAGCCCCACCTCCTAAACGAGCGGTTGTCAGTCGCCAAGCACTATCAAGCTAAGTTGATAGGACCTTCCTCTTTGGTGGTTGGGAGGAGTTAGGTCAAAATGTAAACCACCACTTCACCCCATAGCTCAGTTGGTAGAAGCACATCACTTTTAATGATGGGGTCGCAGGTTCAAGTCCTGCTGGGGTGACTAATGTGTAGGGTGTGGCGCACGTAGTAAGCGAGCCTACTTAAAGTGGGTGCCGATAAGGCTGTGTTGGTGCAACTCCAACCACCCTACCTAAATTTCTAACGAAGCACATTATGGAAGAAGTAGAAATAGAAAAGCCTGAGCAGTTCATCACCAAACTCCAATCAGAGTATGATGACCTCAATGATAAAATCTACAGCTTATCAGAAAGCATTCATCACACGTATGACTTCAATTTGCAGTACGATTTGAAGAGGGCACAGCTTTCCACTATGACAACGTACCTCCACATCCTAAGGATGAGAATAGAGGACTTGACGAAAACGAGAGTCGTAGAGTACGACCGATACTAGCTTAGAAATCTTATGAACAAATATCTCCTTGTCAGATTCAATATAGTCCAGATGGAAGCTGAGGACCCCACTTCTGTACTAGACTTCATCATCCGCAAAGAAAATATCGCGGCAGAACCTCTTGGTGACGGGTATAGAATCCTACTTAATGGAGAACCTAAGAACCCTACTTATGGAGGTTCCTTCGCTGCCAGAGAGTGTATGCGTGATTTTGTAAAGTGCTATCGTAAGAAGCACCCACAAATCAGCTCCTACAAAATCTACGAGGTAATCAGTAATGAGTAGTTCACGGAAGGGGTTGGGGAAAGTCTTACGGAGAATATCTGAAAAGACCGAAGGAAAGAAACCAACGATAGTAGACACCATAGACTCTGCCTGCGTAGAAGGAGCTACCGCTGTTGGAGCTTTCTCCCTTATCGGTGTACGAAGAGCTATGAAGAAGATGCTCCGAACACTAGAGGAGGGCGACTTCAACCGAGAAGAGTTCTTCGCTGAGTTCAGTAAGCTGTACTCTTTGGTTATGGCTCCCGATAAAAGAAGCTATGGAGTGTTTCACCCTTCACAACTTCTTGACGGGTGTGAGCGTGCCTTTGCATACGAACTTAGTGGAACCCCTCCTAGTAATAAGGTGCTCTCTACGATAAGCCCCTCCTTGCAACGTATCTTTGATACGGGAACGTGGTATCACATCTACATACAGAATATCTTGTACGCAAAAGGCGTGCTAGAGCAAGCAGAAGTTCCCGTTGTCAATAAGGAGCGTTACATCAATGGTAAGGCTGACGGGGTCATCAAGGAGAGTGTGTATGGTGAACGTGTGGTCTTAGAGATTAAGACTATGAATAGTTGGTCATACCAACGAGCCGTTTTCCGCCCCTTTAAGAAGCACGAATTTCAAGCCTCTCTATACGCTAGAGAACTCGGTATTAAGAAGGTCGTGTACCTTTATATCAATAAGGACACCTCTGAAATAAAGGAGTTCCTTATGCCTATCAATGAGGAAGAACTCGCTGTGGCGGATAAAAAGATGGACAACGTGATTAACCATATCAAAGAAGGAACGCTACCTAAACGCTCTTGTGATACCCCTAGGTGTGATAGAGCTTTCAGCTGTATCTTCCGTGATTTATGCTTTAAGGAATGAATGCTTTAGACAGACAAGTGGGAGGAAGCCACTATAAACTTCCTTATGAGCCGATAGTGTTCATAACCAAGACTAATCTTGACTTTGTACAAGGAAGCATAGTCAAGTATGTAAGTCGGTATAAGAGTAAGGGAGGGAAAGCTGACCTTGAGAAGGCAGTACACTACGCACAATTCGGTAGACAACTCACCAAAGGCTTGACAATTCGGAAAGACCTCTACGCTGATGTGGAGGAGTTTGTCACGAGAAATAATTTCTCCGAGAAGCAGTCTTCTGTTATTCGCTTCGTAATACATAGAATGTGGGGGAGAGTAGAAGCGGTATTAACAGAACTCATAAAAGAAGAGTATGGAAGTCAAAGTTGAGCAGGTAACATCTTGGAAGCGTGCTCTACGATTAGCACGTAAGACTGTCGGTAAGGAAGATAGTGGGAAGGAACCCAGCGACCGCTGGAGAGCACGAATGCTACTATCTGAACATAGCCCAATACGCTTAGTAGAGTACGATATTTCTATTGAGAAAGTCCGTCAATGGGTGTCTGTTCATCTTGTTCGCCACCATATCGGGGTAGAGAAGTTTGTTCGTACTCAAAGAGAGGACCGAACTACTTTGGAAGTCCCTAGAGACGAACTCCCACAAGGAAGTCTGAATGATATGGAAATGACCTGCAATGCTCAAGCCCTTATCAACATATCACGTAAGAGACTTTGCTACCTCTCCTCTAAGGAGACTAGAAAGGCGTGGAAGTCGGTAGTAAATGAAATCGGTAAACAGGACCCCATCCTTGCTGAGAAGTGTGTACCCGAGTGTATCTACCGAGGTTTTTGTCCAGAGGAAAAGTGCTGTGGGTATGATAGCACCGACCACTACAAAGAACGCTTAGTAAAGTATCGGAGTGTAGACCACTATAAGAAATAAGCAACTATGCCCACCAAGAAAATTCCAACTAAGACACCTCTTGAATCATTTAGGAGTGTCTTTACAGCGGTAGAACCTCCTAAAGGTGGTCTACCAACAATGCCCACTAGAATATCAGAGCTTCCATCTGATGCCTTGGGCGATATGATGTGTAGGTACTCCGCTTGGAGAGAATACACAGAGGACAGACACCTAGAAGCGTGCGCTGTCTATGCACAGGTTAAGTCCGAGTATGATAATGCAGAGGACAGATGCCTACTCAATGCAACGGGGGACACCGTTACCGAGCGTAAAGCAAGTGCAAGGTCTAACCCTGAGGTGCAACGACTAGCTAAAGAACTAACCGAGGCGGAGATATACCAATCTCTCCTCTCTCAAAAGCTCACCTCCTTTGGGAACGTTCTCGCTATTCTTAGTAGAGAGCTTACTCGTAGAGGTGTTTATGTATCGCAATAGTATGAATAATAGACTTAACTTCTCAATAGTTCTGCTTATCCTCTTCTTGTTCTGCCTATCCTTGGGGGTGGCGTTCGTCGGGATGTCGGAGCTTTTTCACTGCTACTATCTCCGCCTTGTAGGACTTCTCCTCTTGGTGTTGCAGACAGTTTTTCTTCTGACGGGTGTGTACTTCGCATACACAGAGGAAGACCCAACGTATCATCATCACAGATAATATGGATAGTCCATTTAAGAGGGATAACCTAAAGGAGGTAGCCTTAATCGCTCACGGAGACTCTGTCGCTAAAGGGTTCTGGACTCCTCCTCAGCACCTAGCCCACTACTATATGCTCGTTGTGACCGAGCTTAGTGAGGCTATTGCTTCTGACCGAATTAAAAAACGCTCTAGAACGCCACTAGTAGACCTTTACCCTCTTACAGGGTCCAAGTTCATACAGGCGTTTCTTTGGGGAGTTAAGGATTCGGTGGAAGATGAGTTTGCTGATGCTGTGATTAGACTCCTTGACCTCTATGGTTACTTTATTGAAGTTTACGGAGCGGAAAACGTTGCCGACATCAATGAGGCAATGAGCAATCGTAAGGAGTTCGTAACAGGACCTTCGCTCGCACATCTTCTTTGGGTAGTTACCCTTGACCTAACTAAGGGCTATCCTATAAAGGGGCAGGAAGTGACTACGACCATAGCCAATATCTTCTCTATCGCAGACTCTATGGGGATAGACCTTATGGGGCATATTGAGTTGAAGATGCGCTATAACAAGACTCGTCCACCACTTCACGGGAAGACTTACTAGTTATGACTATGACTTACCCAGAAATACTTGGGTGCGCCTTTATCGCATTGGTACTCCTCGTAATATACATAACGTTCTTCCTCCGATGGGAGGCTGAAGAGCGTCGTGAGATAGAGGGGTGGTACAAAGAGATATGCGCACAAAGGGAAGCAGAGCGAGAGAAAGAGCAGTGTATGTCTAAGGAAGATAGAGTTTACTGACGTTTGCATACTTTGTAGTAAATTTGGGGCGCTTGAAAAGGAACAAGACAGATATATCCCCAAGTTATTAACTGAGAAATAGAATAGTATGCTAACACCTTATGACCAACTACAAGAGGATGCGCTGATACAAGATATTTGTCTCGGCATAATCGTTGTAGCTGTAATCTTTCTTGTGATAGCCGTAATTAAACTATGTAGTAAAGACTAGATATGGCAAGTATAGTTATAGCCTCAATAGGGCTAATCGTTATGCTCGTGTGTGCATTTATTCTCGGGTCTATCCGAGGGGAACACCTTGCAGAGAGGAAAGCACGCAGTGGTAAGTGTGGTCCTTCTTGCTGTTCAGGAGACTCTGGACAGTTGGGAGAACTACGAGACCGAAACGACCCTCCCAAAGAAGGCACTCATTAAGGTGACCAACTGAAAAGAAACAGCCCAAGAACTACAAGCTCCAAAATTTTGGATGACTTTGGAGTTTTTGGGCTTCTTAACTACAAGCCTATGCCCACACTAAAGAAACGAAAACGAAAGACCAAAGAGCAAATACGCTCTAACAATGTGGTGGTTAAGAACCCTACTAGTAGAAGTACGTGGAAAGCCTTTGAGCGCAAAGTTGCTTCAATGTTCTCTACTAGAAGAGTACCCTTGTCTGGGAGTAATAGTGGTCACGGAACTAATAGCGACTCTCTGCACGAGAGAGTGTATATTGAGTGCAAGGTCCGTGCTAGCTTCTCTCTGTGGGAACTCTACGAGGACACAAAGGCTAAGGCTAAGGTAGAAAAGAAGGTCCCTATAGTTGCTATCAAAAAGAAGGGCGCTAAGGGGTGTCTGTTCTTAATCGCTCCAGAGGATATGAAACTCCTTGTACACGAAATGGAATCTAAAACTGAAAAGTAATATGGACGAAAAACAAGTTAATCTCCTCAAGGAGGGGATGAGTACCTACACGGGGATAAAAACTATCCGTGCGGTATCTATGACACGTGGCGCATACAACAAGTTGCGTGGATGGGAAGTGCCTAGTAACGAAGACCCGAATGACGAAGGCTACCTAGTTGAGTACACAG